AGGTCCGTGCCAGTTGCAAGGACAGTGTCATCCGCGTCTTCCATGAGCTGCTTGCCGCGAACGAAATCAAGCACGAGTGGAATAAGACCGACCGGGTCATCTCATTCGACGGCAACGAGATCCTGTTCAACGGCATGGATGACCCCGAGAAGATCAAGTCGATCAAGGGGATCACCGGGATCTGGATCGAGGAAGCGACCGAGTTCACCCTGCAGGACTTCATAGCCATCGACCTTGTACTGCGTGAGGCTGGCCCCGAGTACCTACAGATCATGCTGTCGTTCAACCCCGATGAGGCGCAAGCCCCGTGGCTCAAGGAGCGGTTCTTTGATACCAAGGACGCCGACGCCTTAGTCGATGTCTCCACGGTCGAGCACAACCCCATCAAGGAGATCCGCGAGGCATACACCAAGCGCCTGGACCTGATCGATGACGAAGCCCTGCGCAAGATGTACCGCTTCGGCGTCTGGGCCGCAGTCCGTGGCCGCATCTATAACTGGGACGTCCAGCCCCTGCCAGATGACATGGCCTGGGATGACGTATGGTACGGCCTCGACTTCGGGTTCTCCGTCGACCCTGCCGCGTGCGTGAAGATCTACCGCAAGGCCGATGTGTACTGGCTGCAGGAGATACTCTATCAGACCGGCATGACCAATGCCGACCTCGCCGCCGCCTTGAAGGCAAAGGGCGTGGCTGGTTCCCTGGTCGTTTGCGACTCGGCAGAGATGAAGTCGGTCGAGGAATTGCGCCAGGCCGGGATCTGCGCTGTCGGTGCGGAGAAAGGCCCGGAGTCGGTGAAGGCTGGCATCGACCTTTGCAAGTCCAGGACCGTCCACATCACCCCCGAGTCGACCAACGGCATTGCCGAGTCTCGGACCTACAAGTGGAAAGAGGATGGCAACGGGAACGCCCTACCCATGCCTGTCAAGTACAAGGATCACTTCCTCGACGCCGCCCGATACGGGATCACCTTCAACGCTTTCCGGGCGCAACCCAACCTGTGGAGGCTGTAATGAGTTTTCTGAGCCGCCTATTCCGTCCCGAGAAAAAGAACAACCCCGCGCACGTGGTCATCAATGCTGCCAACTACCAGCCGGTGGTGTGGACGGACAAGTCGTTCGCCGACTTGAGCGAGGCGGGATACAAGAACTGCATGGCGGTGTTCTCATGCGTGAACCTTATCGCCAAGACCGCTTCAGCCATCGAGTTTCAGCTTGAGGACCGCAACGAGAAGGAGATACTGAAGCACCCGCTCCTCGACCTAGTGAACCGGCCCAACCGGCAGGAGAGCAAGCGGGCGTTGCTGACCAAGTTCGTCTCCTACCTGCTGCTCAACGGCAACGCCTACCCCCTGGTGGTGAAGGTCGGCAATGAGCCGCGGTTCATCTACTCCCTGCGCCCCGACCGGGTGACGGTGCTGCCCGGGTCAGGTTTTGAACTGGTCAGGGGCTATCGGTACACCGTTGGCGGCGAGGCCAAGGACTTTTTGATCGGCAGCCGTGACCACGACGTGCGGCAGTTGAAGCTGTTTCATCCGCTCGATGATTACTACGGTTACGGCATGGTGGCTGCTGCATCCCGGGGTGTGGATATTGCCAACCTCGCCGATGAGTGGAATGCCAAGCTGCTGACCAATGACATGAAGCCCGCGGGCATCCTCGCGTTCAAGGGGACCATGACCGACCAGCAGCGGGCCTATCTGAAGCAGCAGTGGGGTGAGGAATACGGCGGCTCAATGAACGCCGGCAAGACCATCGTCACCGAGGGCGACAGCACCTACACCCATCTCTCATTCTCCCAAAAGGAAATGGACTGGCTGACCGGCGACAAGGTCAACAGCCGCAAGATCTGTTCCGTGTTTGGCGTGGCGCCTGAGCTCATCGGCGACAGCGAGGCGAAGACCTACAGCAACTACCAGGAGGCCCGCCGCGCACTGTACACCGAGGCCGTGCTGCCAATGATGAACCTCATCGTGGATGAGTTCAACGCCTGGCTGGTCCCCATGTACGGGGAGAACCTAGTGCTGAAGCTCGACACCGAGGCCATCGAGGCATTGCAGGAGGACCGGGCGCAGAAGTTCCTGTACCTGAGCAATGCCAACTTCCTGACCGTGAACGAGAAGCGCCTGGCCCTGGGCTACGGCGAGCTCGGCCCCGAGGGTGACGTGGTGCTGCTGCCCTACGGTCTGCAACCGCTGGAGCGGGCGATAGAGGAACCGGAGCCTGTCCCTGCGGCGCTACGTGACCCTCAGGGCGACGAAGACGAGGACATTGATGAAGAAGATAGCGAGGATGGGGCCAAAAGCGCCACTGTGGGCCGCAAGGGCTCATTTTGGGCCGCCCGTGAGCGCAAGGAGCAACTCTGGAAGACCTTCGAGCAGCGGGTGAAGGTGCGGGAGCGGTCCTTCGAGCACATGGCCAAGTCCTACCTTGCCAAGCAAGCCGACGAGGTACGCAAGAAGGTTGCCGTTGCCAGTGACCTGATGCACCTGGAGGCCTACGATATCCTCGACATCGAGGTCGAGGCCAAGCGGTACGTCAAGCACTTCTGGCCGTGGTACAGGGACCATTTCCGCAGGGCGATGGAAGCCGGTATGCGGGCGAGCAAGGGCGAGTTGTTCGACGACACCGAGCAGAAGGATTCATCCTCGTGGGTCTCCTACATGAACGACGAACTGGAGGCCGAGCTGCGCGACCTAGTGTTCAACTCGGGTACTCAGGTCAACAAGTCGGCGCTGGAGAAGATCTTCCAGGAACTGAAGACCGCCAACGCCAACAATATGACGGTCAACGAGTTTGCGCAGAGCATCTACGAGAAGCTGGAAGACTTCACGCCGTGGAAGGCGAGGTTGTGGGCAAGGACTGAATCAGCCCGCACCGATAATTTCGGCCTAGTCCAGGGCTACAAACAGACCGAGTTTGTGACCAAGAAAGGGTGGATGTGTTCATTCGTTCCTGAAAGCCGCGACGATCACATGATGGCTGACGGCCAAGCGGTTCTACTTGACGAAGACTTTTACGTTGGCGGCGAGCACATCAAGCACCCTGGCGACGGCTCACCCGGTAACGCCTGCAACTGCCTATGTTCAACATACCCCGTAGTGCCGGAACTCTAGGAGGAGACATGGAGACCAAAGATTTCAAATTCAGCTTGAGCAAGGTGGACGACGAGGCCGGGACATTCGACGGCTACGCTTCCGTGTTCGGCGTGACCGATTCCTACAACGACGTGGTCGAGGTCGGGGCGTTCAAGAAGACACTGAAGGAGAACAAGGAGTTCCCGCTGCTCTGGTCCCACGACCCCGCGCTACCCATCGGCATCATCCGTGGCGAGGAAGACGGCAAAGGCCTCAAGGTCCATGGCGACCTGAACCTGGAGGTCGAGGCCGCCCGGGAGAAGCGCAGCCTGATCAAGCAGGGCGCCATCAAGGGGATGAGCATAGGGTACGAGGCGATCAAGGCTCCCTACGATGACGCCGATAAGGTGCGCCGGCTGAAGGAGATCCGCTTGTGGGAGATCTCCCTGGTCGTGTTCCCCGCCAATCGCAAAGCCACTGTCACCAACGTCAAGACCGTCGCCGAGCTGGGCGACGTTCTGGAGAATATCTTGTCACTCAAGGCACTGACCAAAGAACAGAGCGAACTGGCCGTCAAGGCCATGAAGCATATCGAGACACTACTGAAGGGCCAGCCGGCAGCCGCCACTGTGCTCGACCAGGAGCCGTCCTTGGAGCCGTTATTCGCTGCGGTTAAGCGTTTCAGCGAACAGATCGAAATCTAACAAGGAGAAACAAATGATCGATGAACAGAAGATCCAAGAGTTGACTGACAAGGTTGTCAAGAACTCTGCCGACTTCCAGGCGAAAGTCAAGGAAATCGGCGAAAGCAAATTCAACACCTCGGACTTCAAGGTGTTCGAGGAAAAAAACCTCGCCGAGTTCAACAAGCTGAAGGACGAGATCGCCGCTCTCAAGACCCCCACGCTGTCCGGTGCCGAGGCCAAGGCTGAGGGCATCGAGAAGGCGCGCGAGGAGTTCCTGACCTGGGCGCGCAAGGGCGAGTACAACGGCGCCAAGGAAGTCAAGGTGCTGACCATTGGTGACCCTGCCAGCGGCGGCTACCTGAGCACCCCCGAGTACGTGGCCGAGATCACCAAGGGCATCACCGAGTACAGCCCGGTGCGCACCCTGGCCACTGTGCGGCAGACCTCGCAGCATACGGTCGAGTTCCCGCGTGAGACCGCCCTGCATACCGCCGCCTGGATCGGTGAGAGCGGCACCAAGTCCGAGACCACCGGCATCGCCTGGGGCAAGGACACCCTGACCCCGCACGAGTGCTATGCGCTCGTGGACATTTCCAATCAGAACCTGGAGGACAGCGTGTTCAACCTGGAAGCCGAGCTCAATGAGGCTTTCAGCAAGAAGTTCGGCGTCCTCGAAGGGACGGCCTTCGTTGAGGGCAATGGTGTGGGCCAGCCCGAGGGCATCACCCTGAATACCACCGTGGTCGCTTCCTACAAGACCACGTCGACCGCTTCCAGTGGCACGTTTGACGCAGCGGGGCTGATGTCTGCGTTCTACGCGCTGAAGGGCGACTACGCCCGCAACGCCACCTGGATGATGAACCGCGCCATCGTTGGTTACATCCGTGCGTTCACCGACAGCACCACGGGTCAGTTCCTGTGGCAGCCGGGCATGGTTGCCGGCACGCCTGACACCCTGCTGGGCCGTCCGGTTGTCGAGGCCACTGACCTGGCTTCGGCTGTGTCGTCCAGCGCCGTGGTTGCCATCCTCGGCGACTTCAAGCGTGGGTACAAGATCGTCGACCGCATCGGTATGACCGTGCAGCGTGACCCCTACACTCAGGCCACTGCCGGCAACGTGCGGTTCATCGCGCGCAAGCGCGTGGACGGAAAAGTCGTGCTGCCCGAAGCCTTCCGGCTCTTGGCCTGCAGCGCGTGAGATAGGAGGACAACATGACTGCAAGAGACGTTTATCCCCTTCAGTCGTTCTACGCTACCGCGAGGACGGCTGCGGCCAATGGCGATGCCACGGTTGACATGAAGGGCTACGAAGAAGCCATCATCATCATCTCATCCGAGACCATCACGGACGGCACCGCCTGGACTTTCGAGTTGAAGGAGAGCGACGACGACAGCACTTACACCGCTGTTGCCGACACTGACCTGGTTGCCGGTGGTACGACCTCCGGTGCCCTGGAATCGGCCTTCGCCGCTGTGACCGAAGACAACAAGGACTACTGGTTCGGTTACCGTGGCAACAAGCGCTACCTGCGCATCGACCTGACGGCGGTCACCGGTTCGCCGGGCACCGGCGGCATCTTCTCGGGCATCGTGGTCCGCTGCAAGCCGCATCACGCGCCCACTGTCTGAGTTTCGTGAGTAAAGGGACGACCACTGAAAATACGGAAAGGGGGAGAGCCTTCGGGCCTCCCCCGGTCCCTTACAAGGAGAAGGAGCAATGAAAGTTGAAATTATCGGAGGCCCGTACCGCGTGGCCTATGACGGAGTGCATGTCATTGAGGTGACGGACGGCCAGGTTGTCGAACTGCTGCCCGAGACCTGCGAGGCGTGGATCAAGTACGGAAAGGCGAAGGTTCCCGTCATGGGTTCGCCCGAGAACAAAATGGTTGTGCCGCCTGAACCGCCGGCACCGCCGAAGGCTGACCCGCACGAACGCGCCCAGGCGCTTGTCCCGCCCCACAAGCGTGGACCCAGGAGGAAAAAGTGAGAAAACTGCTTTCGTTCATTGCCATCGCCCTGCTTTGCCTGGGCCTGAGCGCGACCGTCTCGGAGAAGACGGCTACCTACAGCATCGGCCCTGACGACGATGGAGACACTATCGTCATGAACTCGGCCAGCGCGACGACTGTCAACCTTCCCGGGCTTGGCACTGGCAATATCGGCTTTATCGTCACCATCGTCAAGCATGGGGCGGGGAACGTGACCATTCAGACCCCGCTGGCCGATTACATCGGTGACGCCACTGTGGCCAACGGCACGCTGGTCAATTCCGTCGCCGCTGAAACTTACGCATCCGTCACGCTACAGCTGACCAAGTTGCACTACTGGCGCATCGTCGGTGCCGAGGGCACATGGACGTCTGCCGTAAGCACAAGGAGTTACGGTTACAACCGCGCTGTCCCTGGGGCCATCGGCGGCACTACTCCTGCTGCTGGAGCGTTCACTACCCTGAGCGGGACCGCCATCACCGGCACGACTGTTTCGACCGGTAGCCTCGGCGCTGCTGCGGCTACGGGGAACGTGGCAACTGAGAACGCTGTCGGCACGGTTCACAGCACGGTGCTCACCCTGACCAACGTGGACATTGCCCCGGCTGCTGCCGCTGGAGGCGTGGCTTTCGGCAACGTCAAGCTGTACGACTTCCCGGCTGGCCATGTTTATTTCCTCGGCGCGGTCGCTGATCTGGCACTCACCGATACGATTGCAGCCGGCGCGGAGATGGCCGGCAACTTCGCCACATGGACGGTGCCCGTTGCCCCAGGCACTTGGGACTACGATACCACGACTGCCAGTGAATGGCACCACGACACGGGAGACGATACCGCCCTGACCACCGACGTTGTGCCGGTTGCCGGGACTACCTACACCGTGAGCGTGACGATGGCCACGACAACTGCCGGCGGCGGCCTGGTCATTGCCATGGGCGGTGTTGCCCAGAGCGAAGTGCATGACACGGGGACCGAGACCTGGACATTCACGGCTTCCGATACCACGGCCCTGACCCTGACCCCAGCCTCTGGCACATGGGTGGGCGATGTCTCGGCGGTCTCTGTTACCACCGACACGCCGGTCTCGGCTACTTGGGACGGCGATATTGCTTTCGGCACTACGGCTGATGCCGACGGCTCGCTGGCCGGCACTGAGGTTGACCTGGTCGCCTCCACCGCCACGCCGCAGGCTGTCACTGGCGCCACGACCGGGGATTGCCAGAGCACAGCCACGGAGCAGACGATCCTCGACGGGCACAGCACGGCCAAGGACTTGATTCTCAACCTGCTCATCGACGCTGCGGACTTCGTTGACGCCGGCACGGGAGCCTTGCACCTGAACGGCACCGTGACGATCACCTGGATCAATTTGGGAGATAACTGATGGCTGACGAAACCTGGGCTGGCGTACTGTCGCTGGCAAACGTCAAGACCTACATCATGCCGGGGGAGACCGCTTCCAGTACGTGGGACACCCCGTTGCAGATCATTGTTGATGCGGTCATAGCCCAGGTGAAGCAGGAGGTGGGCTGTGACATCGTCGCAGGCACGTACACCTCCGAGGAAGTGAGCGGCACGGGGCGCACCGACCTGCCGCTGAAGCACTGGCCCATCCTGACAGTTACCACTGTCACCGACGTGGATGGCGTTTCCTACACCGTCGGCTCCGATGAGGATTACACCATCGAGGACTTCTGCCTGCGCGCGCCCGCGGGATGGGGCAAGGGGTACGAGAACTTCATCGTGACGTACACGGCGGGCAGGGCGACGATTCCCCGCGACATTGTCCTGGTCTGCTATGAAGCGATCAAGCGCCGCTTCCAGCAGATGAAGGGCCAGTTGCAGGGAACCACTACCCGCTCGTTCCCCGATGGCTCCGTGGCGTACAGCGGGCTGGGTGATAGGTTCACCAAGGAAGAACTGTCGGTGCTGGCGAAGTACAAGAGGCTACGAGTTTGAGCACCCCTTACAGCTTCAGGTATGAGATGACGCCCGAGGGGCTAATCAAGCGTCTGGCGATGAAACGCATACCGGCAGCCCAGCGTCGGCAACTCACTATCTGGCTAACCGAAACACAATATGACCTGATGCGTTCTGCTGCCATGATGCAAAAGTCGGGCAGGGGTAAAAAAAGCTCATCCATGTCAAGAAACATTGGCTTTGAAATTAAGGGTTCGCCAGACAATTACCATGGCCTTATCGGGACTGGGGTAAATAAAACGATGTCGATCAAGTACGCCCAGATTCACGATAAAGGCGGCACTATTACTGCCAAGAAGAAATATTTAACGATTCCATTTGATGGCGTTTTGGGGAAAGCCAGATCGTTCAAAAATACCTTTGTGGCTAAGGGGCCATCCGGTGGATTAGTCATGTTCCAGAAGCAGGGCAAGGGGAAAAACGCATCAGTGATCCCTCTGTTTTTTTTGAAGCGATCCGTCACCCTACCAGCTACGGGCTGGTTTTCCAAGGTCATCGTGAACCGCTACCAGGACCTGCAAGACATGATGTCACCTGAAGCGGTGCTTGCTGCTGCCGAGAAAATGGGAGGCGCCAATGCCTAGCCCGACGAACCCGATCCGCTTGCAGGTCATCAACCGCATCGTGACGGTGCTGGGTGCTATCACTGCCGGGAGCGATTACTTCTTCACGCCCGGGCGCGTGTACAAGCGCTGGGTCCACCTGGATGAGATCAACGCTTTCCCCTGCTACATGGTCACGGCCGGCGACAAGGGCGGGCCTATTGATACGTCTGGCGCCCCCCACGTGTACGAGGAGACGTTCTACATTTCCATCAAGGGCGTCATCAAGGATTCCAACGACACGGTGACCAAGTGCGAGCAAGCCCTGCGCGATATTCGCTACGCCATCAATACCGATTCAAAAAGCGGCGTTGCTGGTTCGCTTGGCGTTCTCACCGATTCAATCAAATGCACCGAGGGGCCGGACATGGATGACGGCTACCTGTCACTGGAGGGCTACGGCTTTTTCGACCAACGAGTCGAAGTGAAGATACACGGAGACTTCGGAGAATTATAGGAGGCGAGATGAAAAAGTTACTTTCCATTCTAATCGGTGTGGTCATGCTCTCGGCGCTGAGCTTTGGCGCGTTCACTGCCAGCGGTACTGCGGGCACGGTGACCAAGATCGGCACAACTCATTCGTGGTACTTGAAGAACCTGAACTACCGCTCCTCGCAGTGGCAGGGCAACAAGGCGTACTTCGATATTGTGTACACCAAGGGCGATGAGACCAGCGTGTCGTTCACCCTGGCCTATCTGTACAGCGCCACGGCCCCCACGGCGACGACCAACCTGTCGTACTTTCCTGAGTCGGATAGCTCGGGGGTGCTGTCGACCCTGAGCCGAACGATGAGCGCAACGGGGCGGTACACGGTGAGCGTCGAGGTTCCCGACCGGGCGGCCTATGTGGTTATCACATTTGCTAACACCGGCGGCACCCCCACGGGCACTGTGGTCATTGACGGCTTCATGAACCAGTTCAACTGAGGCCGACCATGAAAGCAATCAAATGGCTGGGCCCGCCGCAGCTTACCGACTTCGGGCGGGTGGATACGGGAGACATCATTCACTTCGGCGGCGAGCATCAGGTGAAATACCTGCTTGACTTGCAGCCTGTCGCCGAGAGGTGGGTCGCTCAGGGAATGGCTGAGTGGTACGAGGAACCGGGTGCTGAACCAGCTCCCGTTCAGGTCAAAAGGAAACGTACATACAAGGGAGGCAAATAATGGGTGACGAAAAGAGACTCAACAAATCGGCTTACGGTGACGGTACTACCTGGGGGACAGAGGCAGATGTCAATGCCGCCAGTGCGGGGATTCGCCCGCTGAACCCCGGGGTGCCGACCCCCAACAGGCCGGTGCTTGAACGGAGCGAGATCACGAACGCGCACGAGGCGGGGCTGGATACCGCCAATGTCGACGCAAGTGATTTCCCCCTGGACTTCATTTACAAGTACGATGGCCTGGAGAACAAGCCGCTGGCCCAGGTGTTCGGCACGGCCCCTGCCCCGGCCCCGCTATTCGTGGTGACGACCGCCAACCAGAAGATCGACTTCGTGGACGCCGGCTCGGCCACACAGGTCGCCACCGTAGCGGCTGGTTCGTACAACGGGACTACGCTAGCCACGGCCATTGCTGCCGCCATGAATGCGGTCTCGGGTGTGACAGGCACGTTCGCTTGTGCGTGGAGTTCATCGACCAACAAGTTCACTATTTCGGAGACCGCCGGCCCGACGAACTTTGAGTTGCTGTGGAATACCGGCACCAACAAAGCCACGGACATTTCGACGCTGTGCGGGTACGATGACGCTGCCGATGACACTGGCGCGGCCACCTACACCGGCGACTCGGCTTGCACCGGCTCTGGGGCATACCAGCACACCCTGACTGCTGCCGACGACATCGACGGCATCTTTGGCACCTACGCCACAGAGAAGGGGACTAAGGTATTCGTCGTGCCGAGCTGGAAGCCGTTCAAGTTCAGCCTCACGGTTGATAGCGGCATGATCAAGCTGAGCATCAACGGGCGCGGGGACCAGGTCATCAACGACTCGGCCGTTGTGACGGATCTCGACTCGGTGACGTACCCCGACGACACCACGGCTGCCCGGGCGAAGCTCAGCCAGGCGGTGTTTCGCATGAACGACCAGACGGGCGACGCGCTGGACTCCGATGACACCATCAACCCCAAGACCTTCAATCTGGAATACGAGCGGCCCATGGAGAACGAGCACGTTGCCAGTTCAGCTACGATACCAGAGCCCAGGGGCAATGGTAAGCCCAAGTGTAAGTTGAGCATGGAATTTCGTCGCGTCGACGCGGTCAACGAGCTCTACTTCGCCGATTGGGACGCGGCGACCGAGAAGAAGCTGGACCTGAACATCACCGGCCCGGTCATCATTGGCACCCACGCCTACCTGCTGCAGTTCGTTCTCCCGCGGCTGATCCTGGAAAAAGTTGATATGCCTGACGGCGAGGTCATCCCCATCAAGATCGACGCCCGGGCTGTTGTCGCCGAGAGCGCACCGACTGGCATGACGGTGTACCTGACTCCCATCGGCGGCACGGTGATCAATACCAGGTCGACCGCGCTGATTGATTAGGGGGTTGCATGGATATCAGCAAACTGCAACCGACTGCGGAGTTCAAACGCTCAATCAATGGGGAGGCATTCATCCTTAATGTGGAGTATGTCGGAATGGATATGCTCGACAATGAAATACGGGAAACAGCCAAAACCAAAATAACCGAGTATATGCGCGACGCCTGTTTCGGGGCCGTTACCGGGTGGGACTTCGTGGATGGTGACAAGCCGGTGCCGTGTGACAGGGAAAACAAGGGGTGGCTATTGCCGCGTTTCCTGATGAGCGTTTCGGATGAGCGAAAGGCGAGTGACCCAAAGGACGCCTCGCCAATCTTGGTTGA